CGTCTGTGCCAACCTGGCATCATGCTGTCGGTTCGCCCACCACAGCAACGAGTCGCGCTTGCTGGCCGTAAGCCCGTCAAGCTGCGTGACGCCAACGTCGATGGCATTTGCGATCAAATCCGGCGTGTAGCTGCTGCGCCAAACGTAGAAGGCTGGCGCCGCTTGTTCGTTGTAGAACGCCGCCATCGCGCCCGTAGCGCCCTGCGTGCGGTACTCCACAAACCCCGCATCCGTCTCCGCCAGAATCGCCGCCTTCAGCGTCGTCAGTTGTTCAGGTGTCATGCTCAATCTCCCAGCGGCGCAGGCCGCGTTTCGGTTTCCAGAGACGCGTCCTCGGCTTCGAGTGCGTCGGCAAATTTGTTCATCTCTCGCGCGATCCTGTGCAAGCAGTCCATCGCAAGGGCCTTTTTCCGCCGCGTCCGCTCGTGATCTGCCATCGGCACGTAGGCCCGGCCATCTGCACCGACGATGACGAGGGGGTCGGTCATGATCAACCCAAAATCTGCCGCAGTTCGGCGACCTGCTCCGCCGACAGCGGCTTGCCCTCAAGTGGCAGCATGGATCGGATGCGCTCGATCTGCGCCTGCGCCGCGTCCAGCCGCGCCTGAGCTTCTTCCTCGCGCGACAGCGTGTGCTGCCATTCCGCATAGATGCCGGCCGCGCCGCGGATGCGGACTTCGCTGGGCTGCAGACCTTCGGTGGCGGCTCTTACGCGCGACAAGAACGTCGCCAGCCAGCCGAGGGGCATGCTGTCGGAAACCTCCGAGCCGTGCAGGGCTTCGGCGATGGTGAGTGTGCGTGTGACTTGCATGTGTGCTCCTATACGACCGAACAGACGTATGCGGTGCGGCAGGATACCGCCCTAGGCATCCCGCCGCACCGCGATACATACGCGCCCGGCTACAGCGCCAGCGAGTAGGTCACAGACAACGTGTCCCCGCTGCCGACCGTCTTGTCCAGACCAGTGAACGTACCTGCAGAGAGCAACCTGCCCGCCGTGCTGAGGTTGGTAGCGACCGCGCCGGTGCCGATGACGACGAAGCAGCCCTTGATCGTGCCGGACGTCGAGATGGTGAACTGCACCGCTGCAGAAGTTGCCTTGGAGCCGGCCGAAGCCGCAGACCACGACGGGGTGCCCCGGGCACCAGAAGCGGGAGTCGTCCATTGCGGGGCGTTCGTGGTACCGGCTTCTCGCCAGCCGTTCGTGCCAGCGATCTGGGCCATGACGTCGGTAGCAGCGACCGTAGACCAGGATACCGACGAAATCAGCCCCAGGTACGCGGCGACGAAAGCCGTACCGCCGAGAATCTGGTCGAGCGCGAAGTTCTTGCCTTCGGTGCAGACGACGTTCTCGATGTCATCTTCCCATTTCAGGGAACCATCAGGCCCATGGCAGACGACATGGTAGCGCCCATGGGCGCCGGCTTCCTCGGCGAAGGCCGAAGCGCGATGGACCGCAGCGGATGCGGCTGCTTGAATGTTTGCACGTTCCATTGTGAAGACTCCTAGTGTATTGCCGATAACCGCCACGAAAACAAGACGATGCTACCACCTACACGTTTTCGGGACAAATTACCAGCGGTAACCGACTAAGGGTTTACCCTTATACGAAAAAGAAGGCGCTGTCTGTGACTGGGGGCACCGACTTGTCCTCTGGCGGGGGACCTACCGCGCCATACGCCGACATCACGGCAGCGACCAGGGGATCGATGCGGGCGCTGCTCTTGGCCTTTTCCATTTTCTTATTCTTAGCAGGGTCCAATACGACAACGGCATTGGCCGCAGCCATATTCAGCAATGGGTGCGCGCCGTGGGCTATGAGTTCGTCTATGAGCAGGCCCTCGAAAACCTCGATACGGGGGGACATGTCTCGAAATCCTTGCCCCACCGGCTGCCATACTGTCCGCGGGTCACTGGCGAAGCCTTTCTCGGTGCACGACTTCTTGAACATCTCGATGCGCCACCGGTCGAACTGCATCGATGCCAAGTTCCACCCCTCGGTCTGCCCGGCCATGTACTCAGCCACCATGTCATAGCTGATATTCTTTCCAGGCAAAGCAATCAGGTGGCCTTCCTTCACCCACAGCGGGTACGGGGATCGGTCTTGCTTGGCGCGTATCTCGAGCCCTTCTTGCGGCGTGAACACGAAAGGCTTTAGGTGCAGCACTTCGGTCTCTGGGTCCAGTACCGAGGCCACGACAGCGGTCAAGTCCCGACTCTGGGATAGATCAGCGCCTAAGTGAACAGGCAGCCCGCTGCTGAAAATACTGTCGTCTACGGGTGCTGAGCACGCCTGCCAAGTAGAAGGAGCAACCAGAAGCTGCAGCAGGGACACCCGCTGGTTCATGTACAGGTTGCGGAACGTAGCCTCGAACGCTGGTAGACGATGCGCCTTTTCCGCGGCGTCGGAGAGCTCTTTCAAACTCCGAAACTTACCAAGCGCAAAGTTGGATAAGTACCAGTTCTTCGAGTCGTAGATATTCGCCGTCTTTGGTGTCGTGTACAGGCACACGACATTTTCCGGGGAAGGGTTCCGTAGAAAATCGTCGATCAACGTACTCAACAAGTCGGAATCGCTCGCTGCTTGCGTGCTGATAATAAGGGACAGCGGCTCTTCTTGCGCACCGCCAGAAGTCTCGAGTGCATCGAACAGCTGGTCCGTTGGCCCGACCACCTGACCGAGTTCATCGTGGATTGTCAGCGCAGGGCTCACACCATATGCCGTCGTGGCGTCAGCGCTCAATGCGCGGTACTCGGTGTTCATGGCAAGGCCACGAACCTTCTTGCTACTGTCCGTGATCTGCACCAGCCCTTCCAGATCGTTGCGCATACGCAAAGACTTGGCAAGGTAGTTGAAGACCAGCGCCGCCTGGTCCCGCGACCGGGCCGCGCTGTAGAGCATGCTGTTCTGCTTGGCTTCGGGCCCGATCAGGTGCGCGCTGAGGATAGGGGCGATGAAACCAGTATTGTGGGTTACGGTGTAGTGGTCTCCGCACAAGTACAGCGAAGATGGTGAGTCTACCTGGATGCACTGCGTCGGTACCGAGGCTACTGGGACAATAGCCGTGATGGATTTAGATCCAGAGCGGGCGCGCTTCTCGGTGTTGAGTGGCTTAAGTAGCGACTGCTTTCGCTTGAGTCGGAAAACCGGGTGCGTTTCATTAGCTGAAAACTGAAAACGCCACGCCCTAGAGCACGGCTTGCCGTTCAGCGTCGGTACGCGCGTGGAAAGCGTAGCTTTGAACCCTAAGCTCCTGACAAGCTGCAGAGCATCTTCAACGAGAGTCCTATTTGTGCCTGAAAACGCGCACATTCGCCGCGTAAGAGGCACCGAGGGGCCTGCATGCACCGTCCCATCCGAATCCATAAGACCTTGGAGCAGCGCCCATCTTTGCGCAGGGGCTGCTGTCAAGTACTCCACAGGAATATGTTTATTGTGGAGTAGCCCAAGCTCGCGGAGCCGCTTGTGTACGGTATCGCTAGCCCGGGTATCCTCCCCATCAGAAAAAAGCACCCGAGCACAGGTCCGTTCTTCCTTTATAGAAAGCGCCGTATATCTGAAATCAGAAAACAACTCTTGCTCTACGAGAGATACTACCTCTCTTAGGTCGCTGTACCCTACCGAAATGGAAGCATTTCTGCTCGCGCCATCTCCCAGCCAAAGTCCCAGCAGATACGGCGAAAGAGGTAAACCTTTCTTCATCGGATACGCAACGGGGTTCGATAGTACCGGAACACTCCAGGAGTACGAATGCCTGCTGCCGTTAGCAACCACCCCAGCCTTGAAGAGCTGGTCCGTCGTTCGCTCCAACAGACCTGTGTTCTTTTTCCTAGAGTATACGGACCAGATATGCTCGGCGTCAGCCACCACGCTTGTACCGTCCGCGAACTCTACCCGGAAGCACCGGTGCCCTTTGAAAACTTTCGATTTGAAAATGACCTTGCATGGGGCGCCAGAATCATCGAATACCCTATCTCCGACACGTAACGCCCCCATAGTCACAAAACCCCTTGGCGTCGGTATGGGAGTGTCTACCGCCAAAGCTTTGCCGTTCTTCCGCCCCACACTGAAGATGCCTGTACGGGTGATCAAACGCCCAGTGGCTGGGTCGGCGTTGCCGTAGACACGCTCGAGAAAGTCATCTTGCTCTGGCAGCAAGGTCATAGCCTTGCCGACCAGCATCCCTTCAGGTACAGGGCAGTAGCGTTCAACGTACCTCTTGATCCGGCTAGCCCGCTTGGATGTCGCCGGCAGCAGAATGCGCGAAGGCTCGGGCTTCTCTTTCGGCGCGCGAACTTTCTTGGTAGGCATGGCCGAACCTATTGCATGGGACCACGTGCAATCAGCCCATCCCCATCGTCTTCGTCCTCGATGACTCGCGCCGCCCTGTCTGCATTGCGCTTCTTGTCGGACTGCTTACGGTCGTTTTCACTGTCGTACCGCGCCGAAGGCTGCAGGCGCAGCTTCGTTGATAGAGACAGTAGCCGGGTCTCGGCCAAGCTGCGCACCACAATGCGGGGGTTGACAATGGGGTTGCCCCGATTGTTGAGGATAACGCTGCCTTCTTCCGCAATTTCGCGGTCAAGCCGGTCGATGTCTGCGGCGACTCGGCAGTACAACTTCAGCAGGTGGATGTCCCCGGCGTTGAAGTAGTCGTGCGGTTTCGAGTTGACAGTCTCGACCCAATACGGCTTGTGGTCCGAATGCAGTTCAGCCGGGTATGGGAACACGGGCTGGCCTGTCATCTTGGCACGAAGGGCAGCGGCCAGTTCAGCCTGCTGTCTGTCGCCTGGGGCCATGCGCCGAGTGCGCCCATTCAGTTCATCGCCGCCAACCTCGCCGGGCTCAAGCCCATCGACGTACGCGTCAGGGTCTGGCGGCCGGCGCGAGCGTAGCCGTGCTGCCGGCTTCGGCGGTGGGAGTGGGGGGTGTTCAGCGCGGCGTCTTGCCATGAAAACGTACCTCGGTGTAGCAGGGGAACCCGTCGGGTCCGGTGGTCACTAGCTTATCACGGCCACCAGTAGGCATGTCGAGCGCCCGGGTTTTCTGTGAGTGGTGGGTGCGGCACTTGCCGGAAAAGTTGCGCGGGTCGAGAGGGGCACCACCGGCTTCAATGGGCCGAATGTGGTCCACTTCAACCGCCCGCGAGCGTATACCTATGCGCTGGCAGATTTGGCAGTGCGGGTGCTGGGCCAGGTACTTCCCCCGGGCATCCTTCCAGGCTTTGGTCGAGTAGAAAGGTGAATGTGGCATAGAGGGGGTGGGTTCTACCACAGGTCTCGGGGTAATGCAACTAGGGTCATTTTCCGGTACAATCGCGCGCGACCTCTTCACTCCTAGGTGAATGTGGAGTTAATTGGGATAGCAGGGGCATCCCAATTAGCTAGGAAGTGATCTCTTACGCTGTAAAACATGGAATTAACCTAATCGGG